GAAACCGTAGACGCTGGTGGACCAACACCAGAAAATTATAAACAAGATGATGATTCTGCAAAGATCACACCCGCAACAAAGAGCGCAACTCCAGCAACAACAAAAGCATCAGATGCTTCTGCCGAAATGGCTAAGAAGACTCTTTCTAAAGAAGAAACCGAAGCTGAAGAATTTATGGATCTTTCTGATGATATTGATGCTATGTTTGCGGATGACAATACCATTTCTGAAGAATTTAAAACTAAAGTTTCCACAATTTTTGAAGCACGTGTTTTAGATCGTATTTCACAAATTGAAGAAAATATTGAATCACATTATTCTTCTTTGTTAGAAGAAGCAGTTGAGTCCGTTAAAACAGACTTAACAGAAAAAGTTAATGATTACCTTGCTTACGTTGTTGAGCAATGGATGGCAGATAATGAAATCGCTATTGAAAAAGGCATTCGTGCTGAATTAACAGAAGATTTTATTTCTGGCCTACGTAATTTATTTGCAGAACATTATATTGATGTTCCTGCCGAAAAAGTTGACCTAGTCGATGAAATGGCTTCAAAGATTGATGATCTTGAAGTTAAACTCGATGAAGAAGTTGAGCGCAATGTAGAGTACCGTAAGGCTCTTATTGAAGCTCACAAAGTTGAAGCTACCCGTGAAGTTTGTGAAGGTTTGACCGACACTCAAGTTGAAAAGATTAAATCGCTTGCAGAGAGCGTAGAGTTTTCCACAGAAGAAGAATATAAATCTAAACTTGAAACCATTCGTGAAAACTATTTTCCTTCCGGAGTTAAGAAGGCTGATGAAGGCCAACTTAATGAGCAAGTAGAGCAAGTTGGTGATGTTAAAATTACTGATGCTTACATGAACTCAATCGTCCAATCAATTTCAAAAACAACAAGAATTTAATTTAAATCAAGGAGTATCCTAAATGTTTCTTTCCGAAAATCTACAAAAAAAGTGGGCACCTGTTCTAGAACATGCTGACCTACCAAAAATTACTGATCCATATAAACGTGCTGTTACAGCCGTTATTTTGGAAAATCAGATCCAAGCAATGCAAAAAGACGCTGGTTATTTAACAGAAGCTGTACCTACAAACGCTTCTGGTACCGGTGGTTTTGGTGGTGCTGACGCTCAAAACGGCGGTCCAGTAGCCGGTTTCGATCCAATCCTTATTAGCTTGGTTCGCCGTTCATTGCCTAATTTGATTGCTTATGACGTTTGCGGTGTACAACCAATGACTGGTCCTACAGGCATGATCTTTGCAATGCGTTCAATGTATGCAACTGACCGTACTACAGCTACTGGTACAGAAGCATTCTACAACGAAGCTAATACTGCTCATTCTGGTGTTTCCAATTCTGTCCAACAAACATTGGCATTGAAAGGTTCTACTTCTGACCGTGCATATGGTGTCTTTGATGCTAACACGGCCGCTGCTATGGCTACAGCTACTGCTGAAAACTTGACACCACTTGAAATGGGTTTCAGCATTGAGAAAGTTACAGTTACTGCAAAGACACGTGCTTTGAAGGCTGAATACTCAATGGAACTTGCACAAGATTTAAAAGCAGTTCACGGTCTAGACGCTGAAACAGAATTGTCTAACATTCTGTCTTCTGAAATTCTTGCTGAAATTAACCGTGAAGTTCTGCGTACAATCTACACAGTTTCTAAAGTTGGTTGCAAAGTTGGTACAACTACTGTTGGTACATTCGACTTGGACACTGACTCTAACGGTCGTTGGATGGTTGAAAAAGTTAAAGGTTTGGCTTTCCAAATCGAACGTGAAGCTAACCAAATTGCTAAATTGACTCGTAGAGGTAAAGGCAATACATTGATCTGTTCTTCTGACGTAGCTTCTGCTTTGGCAATGGCTGGTTTGTTGGACTATCAATCTGCATTGCAGAGCCAAGTTAACTTGACAGTTGACGATACAGGTAACACATTTGCTGGTACATTGTTCGGTCGTATCAAAGTGTATATTGATCCATATTTCCCAACAGGCGCAACTTCCGAGTTCGCAGTTGTTGGTTTCAAAGGTTCTAATGCATATGATGCTGGTCTGTTCTATTGCCCATACGTTCCTTTGCAAATGGTTCGCGCAGTTGACACTAACACCTTCCAACCAAAAATTGGTTTCAAGACACGTTACGGTCTAGTTGCTAATCCATTCGCTGAAGGTACTGCTGCTGGTCTTGGTGCGTTGAATGCTTCTGCAAACAACTACTATCGCGCATTTAAGATTACAAACATTATGTAATCAAAACCTCCGTTAAGAGAGGTACTTTAGAGGGAGATCGAAAGGTCTCCCTTTTTTTGTATATAAATATACACATGACTACAGCAATATCAACAACACCAATTAATCAGAATTTTCTTCACCCAAATAAGTTCCAGATGAACTTTGCTCGGTTGCCAGATATGCAATTCTTTTGTCAGTCTGTAAACGTACCTGGTATTTCATTAGGTGAAATTTCCGTACCTACTCCTTTCGTTGAAATGTATTCTCCGGGGGAAAAGGCAATTTATGATATATTAAATGTAACTTTTGCTATTGATGAAGATATGCAATCATGGTTAAAAATACATGATTGGATTCGTGCTATGACGTTTCCGGAAGACTTTGACCAGTACAAACAACTGGGTAGATTATCTAGCAAAATAAGTAATCCAGCGGCGCCACAATTCTCAGATGCAACTTTAACGATACTTTCTTCAGCTTACACGCCCAATATAAGATTCAAATTTACTAATTTGTTTCCTACTTCCCTTTCTTCTTTTGTACTAGCTACGGCAGATAGCCCACAATCAATATTAACTGCCGATGTATCGTTCAGATTTACTTATTATACTATTGACAAATTTTGATAAATGGTGTAAACTCCTAGAAGGAGATTTTGTAATGACTAAACTTGATGAACTAATGACAGAATGGAGTAAAGACTCCCAGATTGACCGTACCGAACCAGGTAAGGCTCTAATTGACATATCCAAACTACACTCGAAATACCTGAATATTCTTTCTAGACATAAGTTATTGTCTAAAGAAGCTGAGTTCAGATTTAATAAAATGAAGAAAATTAAATGGGAATATTATACAGGTAAAATGGGAGATGATGATCTAAAGAAATATGGTTGGACTCCTTTTCCTTTTGTACTCAAATCTGACATTGCTACATATATGGATGCTGATGATGATTTGAATAAACATCTAGCAAATAAAATGGTGCATGAAGAGATTGTAGATAGTTGTGAGCTTATAATGAAAGAATTACATAGCAGAACTTTTCAATTAAAATCATTCATAGATTGGGAGAGGTTCATTCAGGGTGTATGATGTAATAGTACATAAAGTAAATGAAGCGTTTGTTAGTATAGAATGTGAAAGAAGTTTAGCTCAAGAAGTTTCTGACCATTTTACATTTTACGTACCAAACCACCAATTTACTCCAGCGTTCCGTAATCGATTATGGGATGGTAAAATTAGACTTCTAGATTTAAGGTCAAATCAAATATATTATGGTTTGTTGCCTTACCTAGAAAAGTTTTGTATTGATAGAGAATACAAAATTCATTTTGACCGTGATGTGAATGTTACAGAAAACATTTCACTTAAAGAGGCAAAAGACTTTATTGCTACATTAAATTTACCAACTAACTTGGAACAAAGAGATTATCAAATTGAATCTTTTGTTCATGCAATTCGTAATAAGAGGGTTTTGTTGTTGTCACCAACTTCTTCAGGTAAATCTTTTATTCAATATCTGATTATTAGGCACATACAAACGCAGTGTAAAAAAGGCTTGATGATTGTTCCACGTACATCATTAGCTGAACAAATGTATACCGATTTTGCTTCTTATGGATACGATTCGGAAAAATATTGTCATAGACAATATGCAGGTAAGGATAAATTTACAGACAAGTTTTTGACAATAACAACTTGGCAATCCATATACACCTTACCTAAAGAATATTTTGAACAATTTGATTTTGTTCTTGGTGATGAAGCACATGAATTCAAAGCAAAATCTTTGACTACAATTATGTCAGGACTTGAGAATACAAAATATCGTATTGGTTGCACCGGAACTTTAGATGGTACTCAAACCCACAAACTAATGCTTGAAGGTTTGTTTGGTCCTGTATTGAAAGTTATTACCACCAAAGAATTGATGGATAAAAATTATGTTGCAGATTTCAAAATTAAATGTTTGATTTTAAAATATCCAAAAGAAATATGTTCAGAAATAAAAAAACTAGACTATCATGGAGAGATTGACTACATAGTTAAGAACACTGCTAGAAATAACTTCATTAAAAATTTATCACTATCACTCAAAGGCAATAGTCTTATTTTGTTTCAGTTGGTAGAAAAACATGGTAAAGAGTTATATAGAATCATTGATGCGGAAAAAAATAGCAGAAAAGTATTTTTCGTATATGGTGCAACAGATGTTCAAGTTAGAGAAGATGTTCGTAGAATTGTGGAAAAAGAAAATGATGCAATTATTGTTGCGTCTTATGGTACCTTTTCTACTGGGGTTAATATTAGGAATCTTCACAATGTTATTTTTGCAAGTCCTTCTAAATCAAGAATCAGAAACTTGCAATCCATCGGAAGAGGTTTACGAAAAGGCGATAACAAATCACAAGCAATATTATTTGATATAGCTGACGATTTCAGAATAGGTAAACATAAAAACTTTACATTGAATCATTTCATCGAAAGAGTTAAGATTTATGAAGAAGAAAAATTCACTTACAAATTTTACCCTATAGAGTTAAAAAATGGATAACATTCAAATTATTAGATTACGTGACGGTGAAGATATTATTGCTAACATAGCAAAGTCTGACCATAGTGTGTTTCACCTTACTAACCCAATGTCACTTTTTCATAAAAGAATGTCTGAAGGTAGAATGGTAGTCTTTATGACACCTTGGTTACCTATTGAGATAATTGAAATAAACGAAGCTAAGATATTCTGTAATGAGGTTCTTACTCTTATTGAACCTAAGAAATCTATGACAGAGTATTACACCAAGGCAGTTGCTGAGATGAATGAGAATCTTGAACACTTGGAAGAAAACATCACAGCGTATGATGAGATGGAAGAAGATGAAGAACCATCAGAACAACTACCAGTTATTGAAGATGTAAAAGATAAAGTAATACATTAAAATGCAACACTAGTGATTGTACAGAGACTTTCTCCTTTTGTCAAGCACTATTTGAGGCAATATTGAAAATAATATTTGATTTAAATTATGAAACGTGATACAATAGATTTATGAATGAAACACTTGCCCCAGAAAAACTAGTAATGTCCAAATCAAAACACTATGTCAATAATGCAGATTTTCTAATTGCATTAAATGAATATAATCAAACTTGTGAAAATTGTAGAGCTACAGGTAAAACTGAGCCTAATATTCCAAATTATATTGGCGAATGTTTTCTGAAAATTGCTACACACTTATCCCGCAAACCAAATTTTATATCATATTCATTCCGTGAAGAAATGATTGGTGATGGTATTGAAAACTGTATGATGTATTTTAGAAATTTCGATCCTTCAAAATCTTCTAATCCTTTTGCTTATTTTACACAGATTATTTACTTTGCTTTTCTAAGAAGAATACAAAAAGAGAAAAAGCAATTATATTTAAAATATAAAGCTACTGAACAATTTGGTCTTCTTGGCGAAGGTGAAATGTATGAAGACGTTGACGGTAATATGAAACAATTTGTACTTTATGATAATATTTCAGAATTTATCCATACGTTTGAAGAAAAGAAAGCGGCAAAGAAGAAAACAAAGACTAAAGGACTTGACAAATTCATAGAACCTGATATAATTGAAGAATTGATATTACCAGAAGATAGTGAAGAGTTATGATGAAAATTGGATTTACTTGCTCAACATTTGATTTGTTTCATGCAGGTCACATTATGATGTTGAAAGATGCTAAAGAAAAATGTGGGTATCTGATTGTCGGGTTACAAACAGATCCAACAATTGACCGAGAAGAAAAGAATAAACCTGTACAGTCCGTATTTGAACGATTTATTCAACTTGATGCGTGTAAGTACGTAGATGAAGTTGTCGTTTATGCTACAGAAAAAGAATTATTGGATATTCTTCAGTCGTATCATATTGACGTTCGTATTATTGGTGAAGAGTATCAAGATAAAATATTTACTGGCAAAGAACTTGATATTGAAACTTACTACAACAAACGTAGACATAGTTTTTCCACTACAGAATTACGTAAAAGAGTACAAGAAGCAGAATCGTTGAAATCAGCTAAAAACGATGATATGCGAATTGCCTCAGTTAAAAACGATAAGTGGTGATATGCGAATTGCCTTAATAAACGATACACATGCAGGCGCACGTGGAGATAGCTTACTCTTCAATGAATTCTTTTTTAAATTCTGGGAAGGCACATTTTTTCCCTACTTAAAAGAAAATAACATTAAACACATTGTTCATTTGGGTGATGTTGTTGATCGCCGTAAGTTTATAAACTATGTAATTTTAAATCAATGGAGAACACGTTTCTTTGATGTACTACAGCGTGAAGGCATCACAATGGATGTTATCGTTGGCAATCATGATGTTACATTCAAAAATACAAATGAAATTAATGCAATGCATGAATTGTTTGACCATTACACAAATATTCAAGTATTGATAGCACCGAAATTAAATAATTACGATGGTCTTGATGTGCTGATGGTTCCATGGATTAACTCTGGCAACTATGAACAATCAATGGAAGAACTTAGCACAACTTCTGCACAAGTTGCATTTGGACATTTTGAAATTGCTGGCTTTGAAATGGATAGAGGCAATATATCACATTCAGGTTTAGATAGAAAAGTTTTTGATAAATTTGACATGGTTTTGTCTGGTCACTTCCATCACAAATCTACAGATGGTACAATTTACTATCTTGGTAATCAATATGAAATCACTTGGGCAGATCATGAAGATACTCGCGGGTTCCATGTGTTTGATACGACAACAAGAGACTTGACATTTATTCAAAATCCCAATAAAATATTTTATAAAGTTTCATATGATGATTCTGTGCAAGACTTTTCTTCGTGGAAAAAATATGACTATTCGCAACACAAAAATACATATGTTAAAATTGTTGTAGTCAATAAACAAAATTCATACATGTTTGATTATGTTATAGATGCAATGTACAAGGCACAAGTTGCTGATATTGCTATTGTTGAAGACTACACGGATATCTCTATAGAAGATGATGAAGAATTGGTAAATCAAGCTGAAGATACAATGACAATTCTTGCCAAATATATTGATGGATTGACAGTTAATGTCGATTCGACTAAACTCAAAAATTTAATGCGTGAGTTATATGTCGAATCTTTGAATACAGAAATTGAATGATTATATTTAAAACTATTCGGTACAAGAACTTTCTGAGTACTGGTAATTATTTTACAGAAATAAAATTGAATGGTAGTACTAATACGTTGGTTATTGGTACAAATGGTGCTGGCAAAAGTACTATGCTTGATGCGTTATGTTTTGGTTTGTTTGGGAAACCTTTTCGTAATATCAATAAGCCACAACTTATGAACAGTATCAATCAAAAAGATTGTGTTGTTGAAATTGAACTTTCTATAGGTACAAAAGAGTATAAAATTGTACGTGGTATAAAGCCAAATGTGTTTGAAATTTATCTAGATGGTGAGTTATTAAATCAAGATGCCGCAGTAAAAGACTATCAAGAACATTTGGAAAAATTTATTCTCAAATTGAATTATAAATCATTTACACAAATTGTAATTCTTGGTTCAGCATCATTCGTTCCTTTTATGCAATTATCATCTTCTGATCGCCGTGCAATTATTGAAGATTTGCTTGATATTCAAATCTTTTCTACCATGAACACAGTATTAAAAGACAAAGTTGCAATCAATAAAGAAGCAATCAATAATAATAAGCACGATACAAATTTGTTTACTACTAAGCATGATATGCAAGAATCTCATATTGAGGTTTTAAAACAAAACAACAATGAGATGATTGTAAAAAAAGAATCTGAAATTGCCACAATCATGTTACAGATTAAAAATGTGAATAGCATTATTGCAGAATTGAACACAGAAGTTTCTGAGTTACAGGGTAGTATTAATGATAAAGATAGTGTTAATGCTAAACTCAAAAAATTGAATCAGTTTGAAACTCAGATCGAGTCTAACCTTTCAAAACATAAAAAAGATATTAACTTTTTTGAGAACAATGATGATTGTCCAACTTGCCGTCAAGCAATTAACCAAGAATTCAAAAATACACAAATAAAAGAACTTGGCAGTAAAATAGAAAAGTTTGCTGAAGGCTTATCAAAACTTGAAATTGATATTATTGAGCAACAGAATAAATTGAATGTTATTCAAGAGATTACTTCGGATATACACAGTAAACAAGTTAGTATTGCCTCCAATACAACAACAGTAATACAGTCTACCAATTATATTACTAAACTTCAAAAAGAAATTATTGAGTTGAGTGGTACAAAAGAAGATTTAAGATCCGAGACTGATAAGTTGGATAAGTTAAAAACTTCACTGTTAAATTTGGAAGAGACAAAGAAACAATTATTTGATGAAAAAACGTACTTAGAGGCAGCATCATTATTGCTGAAAGATTCTGGAATAAAAACAAAAATTATCAAACAGTATTTGCCAGTAATTAATAAATTGGTAAATAAATATTTGGCTACACTAGATTTCTTTGTTAACTTTAACCTTGATGAATCATTTAAAGAAACTATCAAGTCTCGTCACCGAGATGAGTTTAGCTATGCATCTTTTAGTGAAGGTGAAAAACAACGTATCGATATGGCTCTGATGTTAACTTGGCGCGCTGTTGCTAAGTTGAAGAACTCTACGAATACGAATCTTCTTATTTTGGATGAGGTGTTTGACTCTTCACTAGATAATAATGGTACAGAATATTTAATGAGCATTTTGCAGATGCTTGAAGATGTTAACTTGTTTGTCATTTCTCATAAGGGTGATATTCTACAAGATAAATTTAGGTCTGTATTACGTTTTGAAAAAGTTAATAATTTTAGTAGGATAGCAACATGACAAAAAAATATGATGAAGACTTAATTCCATTGCAGTCTCATTTTGAAGGTAATAAAATGGCAACTGTTTATTTTGAAAAAGATGGTGGTTTTGTTGTTTTGTTGTCCGATGAAGATTCTGGTTTTAGAGATAAACAGTTTTTCGATAATGAAAATAAAGCAGAAGATTATGCTGAAAATTGGGTACTAGGAATATAATATGAGTGAATATTTAACAATCAATACAGCACCAGAAAAAGTTAAAAAAGAACCGGTACCATATCAAGTGTGTACTGAAGGTAGTGCATCACTACTTTTTAAGCCTGCTGACATTCCAATTGAAGACATTAAGCATCCACAAATGCAGGAAATGATTGAACGATTAAAATTGACAATGAAAGTCTACCGTGGTATAGGTTTGTCCGCTAATCAGTGTGGCATTAATGCGCGAGTATTTGTTATGGGTTCTGATGTGTTTCAAATGGTGTGTATCAATCCTAAAATTGTAAAAACATTTGATGAAATGGAAAGAATAAAAGAAGGTTGCTTATCTTTTCCTGGAATGTATTTGTCAATTCCACGTTTCAAAAAGATCGCCGTAGAATTTCAGAATCAAGAAGGTGAAACAATTATTACCGAACTTGAAGGCATTTCTGCTCAAGTTTACCAACATGAGCTTGACCATATGAATGGAATGTGCTACACTAAGCATGTTGGACCTTTAGCTATAAAGATGGCTAAACAGAAACAAGCAAAACTGATTAAAACAATTGTAAGGAAATCAAAATGAATGATATAGATGTTGAAGAAACTACTCAATATGAGAGTTGTCTTGATTTTGAAAGTGATGAAATAAATGACGTTTCTAAATTCATGGATGATGAAACAGTAGAAGAAAAACTTCCTATAGTTGAAGTTGATGATTCGTTGCTCACTAGGGACCAATTCTTTAAGAAATATTGGAAAGGTATGCCAACATTTGACCAGAACGATAATCCTCCATGGAAACAACTATATGTAAACTTCAGAAATGAAGAAGATTACAATACTTTTGCTAAGTTGATTGACCAAGCATTAACGTATAAGAGCAAAAGTATTTGGTATCCAAAACTTGATATTGAAGAAAACTCCTTAAATCGTTGGATCGTAGAATGATTGATCCCAAGTATCCAGTTTATATTATCTCTAAAGGTCGACATGAATCCATGTTGACTTCTAGGTCACTTGCTCGTATGAAAGTTCCTCATTACATTGCGATTGAACCACAAGACTTGGAGAATTATGAGAAAGCATTGGATGAATTTAAGATTCGCCCATATGTTACATTGCTAATTGCGCCATTCAGCAATCATGGTGATGGACCAGGTCGTGCTAGAAATTGGTGTTGGGATCATGCGATTGAAATTGGTACCGAAAAGCACTGGGTACTAGATGATAATATCTCCGACTTCTATAGATTGAATCAGAACAAGCGTTACCGCGTTGAATCTGGTGCTATCTTCCGAGCCGCAGAAGATTTTGTTGACCGCTTTGAGAATGTGCCAATCTCCGGCTTTCAGTATCGATTCTTCATTGCACCAAATTCTAAATATCCACCTTTCGTAACAAACACACGAATCTATTCATGTTTGTTAATCTCTAATGATTGTAAACATCGTTGGCGAGGTCGGTACAATGAAGATACTGATATCTGTCTACGTGTATTGAAAGATGGGGATTGCACAATTCAATTCAATGCATTTTTACAGGGCAAAGCGGCTACACAAACAGTTAAGGGTGGTAACACCGAAGAATTCTATCATAAAGAATTCGCTGATGCTGATGAAAACTTTAAGAAGACTGGTTACAATAGTAGCGGTACAATTAATAAATCACAGATGCTTGCAGATATGCATCCAGATGTTGCAAGAGTTGTATGGCGTTATGGTCGTTGGCATCATTATGTTGACTACAATCCATTTAAAGTAAACAAACTGAGAATGAAATCTGATGCGGTAATTCCAGAAGGCAATAATGAATATGGAATGAAGCTGATTCGTAATTGGAAACCAGATTAATGAGCATAGTTGATGAAATAGGCAAAGAGAGTTTAAAGCGATATCTTGAAAACTGCGCTAAGGTTGCGGATATTGATGTTGGGGCGGCATTCAAAGTCACATTGAATTGTATGAAAGCGCATGATGGCGCAATCATACCTGATGATGATATGCGTCAAATGAAAGACCTTGAGAATAGATGGTATGAATCCTTGGAAACAGGAACGCCAGACTATTCTGTTTATTCTGATGCTTATTATTTCTGCGAAGTTTGGATGTGCTGGTCAAAATATTCCAGAAGGTATCTCAAAGAAATCAATGCACCAAAGTCTATGTTTGGTAAAAGTATAGTTGAGTACATTGGTAATGTTGACAATGTGGTTGATTTAGGATGCGGTTTCGGTTATACTACAGTCGGTATGAAAGAATTGTTTTCAAACTCAAACGTCTATGGTACAAATCTAAAAGATAGTTACCAGTATAAGATGGCAACAGAGTTGGGTAACAAACACAATTTCAAAATCATTGAGGATCTTACACAAGTTGAAAAGCCAGGAACAAGTTTGTTTTTTGCTTCCGAATACTTTGAACACTTTGATAGACCGATTGAGCATTTGATTGATGTAATTGAACAAGGCTCACCAACTTATATGTTGATTGCTAACACATTCAACGGGAAAGCCATTGGTCACTTCAATCAATACAAAGATGGCACCGAAGTCTATGACGGAAAACAAATGGGAAGACTGTTTGGCAAGACACTCAGAAAATTTGGATACGAAAGTATTAATACTAATTGCTGGAATAGTAGACCAGCATTTTGGCAGAGAAAAAATAGTTGTTTTTTGACAACATAATACTTTAGTAGTACTTGACATTCCTTCTGGTCCTGATATACTTGTATTTGTATTTAGAAGGAACAACATGCAATTTACTCAAGAATCTAAGTCCCAACTAGCCAAGCTAATGGCTACCGAAAATCTCCGTGTTGAACATGCCAACGTTCAAACGGCTATGTTTAACCTCAAAACTCGTACACTGACCTTGCCAATTTGGAAAGATATGTCAGGCGAACTTTATGACCTTTTAACAGGACATGAGGTTGGTCACGCATTGGAAACTCCAGAAGAAGGCTGGCACAATGCTGTTGTTGGTTCTGGAAAATACAATAAAAATTTCAAGCACTTTTTAAATGTGGTAGAAGACTGCCGTATTGAGAAGAAAATGAAACGCCGTTATCCAGGTCTACGTCCTTCTTTTGTGAAGGCTTATGGACAATTAATTGAACGTGATTTTTTTGGTATAAAAGACCGTAATATCAATTCAATGTCATTTATTGACCGTTTAAATCTTTATACAAAAGCTGGTGGTGCTTTGAATATAAGTTTCACTGATGAAGAACAGAAAATGGTTTCTGATGTAGAAACTTGTGAAACATGGGATGACGTTTTGCGAGTAACTGAAACTGTTTATGGTTATTCTAAACAAGAACAAGAAGAACAATTCAAACTAGCCAATCTCAATTCTATTGATGAAGATGATTCTGAATATGAATATGAGGATAGTGATTTTAATGATTCCGATGAAACTGGTGATTCAGATTCAAACTCCGATGAAACTGGTGATTCAGATTCAAACTCCGATGAAACTGGTGATTCAGATTTAGATTTTGATAATGTGGAAGAC